ATGCTTGTACAGAAATTGTCAATCCTCTGTCATCCGTGAAACCGCCTATGTCGATTAACGCATCTTCTAATGAAGTTTCGTTTAAATCAGCCATTGATGTAGCTCTATTAGCAGCAGAACCACCACCGGAAAGTGGGTGATCGGTTGCTATTAAAGATTTACCATCTCCGCCAGTAAAACTGGAAGAAAAAGCGTTATTTAATACATCAGCTCCTTTGACTTCTTTGGTGTTAGCCATAGATTTCGCAAGTGCTTTTGTATATCTTTTACCTAAAGAGTCATAGAGGTTGTCTTCGATTGCTTCTTCGGTTAAAGCAAACGCTAACGCCACTGTATCGTGGGTATAACGTGCACTGTAACTTTCAGATGCGTTGTCGAAACTAACGCCTTGACCTTCAGTTTTTGTTGGTGCTGAACCAAATCCAGATATCAACACCTCTTCTTCAAAGGCACGATTACTGTCTTCAATACTGAAGATGTCTTCGTACTCTCTGTTGTACTCATCATAAGATAAGCCAAAGAGGCTGTTTAATCCGGGTTCTAACTCTTTAGCGAGTTGAGCTCTTGATATTGCCATTATTATTTACCTTATGCTAGACCAGCACCTTTAACTCCATTGACATGATTACAAATCGTGCAATAGACGTTGGTGTTAGCTGACGCTACGTCATCGTTATCAGGGTCCTGTGAAATATCTAATGCTTTTAGAGGCAACGTAGTGGCAGTTCCGCCAGTTGTTACATCAAGTTCTACATTAGAACGTCCAGAGGCTGTATCGCCAACAGGAGAGTTTTCAACAATGTCAAAATTTCCGAACAAGTCAGTTACTGGAAAAGCAGCATCAGCTTGTATTTCAAAAACAACATTACTGTCATCAATCACGTTAGCCACTATATCAGAAGCAGATATGCTACCGGGATAGTGATTTTTAAAAACTTGTTCGCCTGTCGTTGGGTCAGTGTAACTAACTCCGTTAAACACTCCGACAACAGGAACAGCACCAGTGGCAGCATGTCGACCTAAAACTCCACCTGTTAATTGCGTACATAAGTCGCCATTAAAAATTGGTGTTGTAGCTCCACTAGCTATCCTATATCTGGATTGTCCTCCAGAATAAGGTGCTCCGCCATTCATACGAACAGGTTTTAATCCAAAAGGGGCATCTTTATTAGCCATAATTTTTTTTACCTATTTAGTTATGATTGTTACTTTTTCCCAAAAGTAACATTAGACTTTCTTTGCGAGTCATACTTGACATACCTACCGTCTTTAGAAGACTCATTAAACATATTATTGTCTAATGCTTCTTTTGCTTGTTGGTTTTTGCCTGAGTAATAAGCATTACGTTCGGCTATGGTTTCAAGAGGAATCTTCGCTAAGAGTAGTCCTTCGTTATATACTACGCCAGCATGTCTACCAGAATCCATAGTAGGCAGTTCAAATTCTTGAGGTAAGTCGGTTCCTTTTACAAGTTCCCAACCCTCACGAATTCTTCTACTTACATTGGCTCTGTCCTCTTGTCCCATCATTGATTCTCTTATCCAACGATATTCATATCCTTCAGGTGCTTGAGGTGTTTCTAGTTTTCTTACTGGTCGCCATGGGGTTCTCTTCGAATTTTTAGCGTGAGTTTCGGATTCACGAGATTTTCTGGTTATTGTTTCTTGTTCTACTTCATTAGTCATCTTATTTAGCCTCTCTTAGTGAAATTTTTTGTTTCTCTTTAGCAACAGATTTTAACCATGCGTCTTCCGACATATTATGTGGTTTCAATCCCCTAAGACGTTCAACTTCTGATTTAGAAAAAGTCACACCGTTCTTCTTGCCTTGTGTTTTTTGACGACTTCCTACGGAAGCGGAAGCAACTCTTTGCACAGAGGGTCTACTTTCACTTTGCTCGTCTTTTTGCCCTTTTAAATCAGGGTAAACTTTGTAAACTCGGTTATTCAACTCATTATAATATTCGTCTGAATCAGCGTCAAAACCTTCGTTAATTAAATTGTAATGGGTAAAGTAAGCAAATTGTGTTGCTTGCACATTGCCTTCATCACTTTGATCTCCGTACCAAGAATTGTTTTCATGCCAACTTGTAGCCTGTTGTGAAGGCTTTACCTCTTGTTCTTGTTGCACATATTCTTGTTGTTGTGCTACAGGTTGTGGATTTTGAAAATTAGCCTGTTGAGCTTGTGCTTGAGCCATTCTAACTTTTTCTTTTTGTATGCTTATATCACTTTTTAAAGAATCAGCTTTAGACATCAAATCTGCATCAGCAGACTCTACAGCCTTTTTGTACAACTCATTGGCTTGCATTTCTTTTGCATCAATAGCTTCTTGTTCTTTTTGCAACAATGCAGCTTGTGTTTGCACTCTTTCTTGAGAATAATAATTAGTTTCTTGCTCTTTTCGAGCCAACATTTGCTCTAGTCTGGTTGCTTTTTCTTCAGCCATTCTATTGCGTTCATTTAACTTATTTATTCTTTTGGAAACCGATTTAGTATAATTCTCCAATTCATCGTCTGGAGATGTTTCTACTATGTCCTGTTCTACTACCTCTACTTCAACGTCATCAGCTTCAGACTGAATTTGTTGTGCATTTTCTTGTTCATTCATCATAAACTCACTATGTCATCAGGGTCGAGAATTGTGGCTATCACTTCATCATCATTGATAATGCGTACTTCAGCACCTTCCTCCAATTTAAAACGAGAGCCTGAGTAACGCCCTATTAAAACCCATTGTTTTTCTTTACACCAGGGTGTTCCGTTAAATCTTTTGCTGTCTTTATAGCAGTCTGGCCCTTGCTTTACCACATAAGCAACTACCGTAGCCAGTGCTTCACGATCTACGGTGCTTTTTGCTAAGTGTATTCCGCCTTTGGTTTGTGCTTTACCAGCGTAAGGAAGTACCAACATACGCCAACCAGTAGGTTGTGGCATGCGGTCTAAAAGTGATTGATCTAAAAGCGTGGGATCAAGAACTCTTGCCTCTTCCTCTATATAAGCATCTGCAACTATGTCGTTTGTTGATTTTAATTCTGCCATTTATTTTACTTTGTAAATTTCTTTTATTTCGTTCTCAACATAGTATAGAGCAGATAGTTCGCCTTGCAAATATTTATAATGTTCAATATCTTTTAAACCGCCTGACATTAAAGTATCTTGTATTTGCTCTTTCCTAGTTTCTGTTATCTTTTTGAGTTTATCAAAAAAAGCTATCTCATCCATTATTTTTTAGCTTTAGCTGGTCTGCCTTTTTTTTTAATAACTGGTTTGGCTTTGGCTTTAGGTTTTTCTACAACCTCTTCTACAACCTCTTCTACAACTTTTTCTACAACTTCTTCAACTGCTTCTTCAACTGCTTCTTCAACTGCTTCTTCAACTACTTCTTCAACTACTTCTTTAACTACAGCTACAGCTACAGGTTCTTCACCTTTTTCTAATCTAGCCATTTTGTCTGCAATTCTTTTTTCATTGACTACATTTTTAGCATACTTAGCTGCTTTTGACTGTGCGTGTGCTGTTGCTTCTGCTTCTCTTTCTAATTGTTTTGCTTTGCGTAACTCTTCTACTGCTTTTATTTTAAATGATGTTGCCATTTTAATTCCTCGTTTTTGTTTCTAATTCTAACAATTTTAGATCAGCGTTTTGTCGCAATCTATCTATAGCTACATTTAGTTTATCATCAGCTATATTTTTTTGCACATTTATACGTTGTTCTTGCAAATTGCTATCAATTTCTTGTTCTTGTGCTCGTTGGTTTTGTTTTTGCATAAACTGTTCTGAGTCCATGTTTAATTCTTTGTCTTTTAAATCCAACTCAGATTTTCTTATCTCTACTAATGGGTCTTCGCTTTCGCCTTGACCTATCGATTGTAAGAATTCAGATGTTAACTGTGCCATTATTGGAGAACTGTACTGATCTAAAGTCATCTGTATTTGTTGTTGCATCTGTTGTGCTTCTTGTGGAGACATTTGTTGCATTTGACCTTGTACTTGTTGTAACTGCATCTGTACTTCTTGTGGTATTTGCTCCATAGACATTTCGGCAGACAAAAACTGTAAGTGTTGCATGCAATGACTAATAATTATTGATTGTATCTGCGGATTCTCCTTAACCACTTGAGTCAAAAATAAACTTCTGTGTGTGTCTAAGTGAGCTTGGTGGTTCTGACCTTCAAACGCTTGTGCTGGTTGTCCTAACATTAAGCTACTGTTTTCTGTACCAGCGTCTATTGGTTTAGGTGTCATGTCGGGCGGTGCTGGTATTAAAGACTCTACATTGTCTACACCTAAAGCTGCATACATTCTTTTGTAGGCTTCGTACAAACCTTGTTGACCATGTATTTGTGGGTTTGACTGCACCATTTGTAAAAGTTCTTGTGCAAGAGTAATTCTTTGACTTTGTGAAAATATGTTGGGATCAGACACTGGCACAACGTCTACTCGACCATCAAAGTCTTGTTGTTTTATTTCAACCGAACCAGAACCCATAGCAAATGGGTATTGCGGTGGTAGATACTCTGCAAAAACTTTTGAAAGCAACTGAAATTCTTTCTTTTGTGCGTAATGTAAACGCTTGTGAATTGCCGACATAACTTTTGTACCACGCTCTAACAAAGCTACTGTGGTGCCAACTGGCATGGCTGCGTTGCTATCACCTACGTTCATATCAGCTATAGCTGCAAATCTTTTACCAGAATCAACCAATAAACCAAGTAACTGCATGAGTACATTGCTAGGTTCTTTGATAGGTAAAGGTATTAAATTTTCTCGTAATGAGCCACCTGTAGTATCAATGTCTCTAAATTCACCAGGTTGCAAAGGCTCATCTTCATTCCGTATTCGCATGCCTCTGGCTTTAAATCCAGCTGGTAAATTAGCCAATGTTCCAGCGTCTATAAGTTGTCTTAAAATAGAGGTAGATGCTTTAGATAAGCCGCCTATCATGTGTGACAGTCCTAATCCGTAAAAGCCTAATCCCGGTAAAAATTTGTATTGTACAAAATAATTTATTTTATTTTTAAGCGGATCACTTTCTAAATAATTTCTTCTAATTGACAAAACGGCTTCTGAAGCCTCATCGATAGTAATAATGTAAGGAAGTTTAAGGCCAGTAGGCTTTCCGTTGACATCTACGTCTTCAAAGCCTTCTATGTCTAAAACCGTGTGTATTTCGTAAATGGTTCTGTTTCTGTCCTCTCTGTAACTTGATTCTATGCCTTGTATTTCATCAATTTGCGTTTTAATATCAGAATCGTCTTCACTGTAATCTTCATCATTTATTTCAACGTCTGCATAAAAACCTGTAACTTGTTGTTTTTTTATTTCATTAAGAGACATGCTAATAGCATGCGTTATTCTTTCTGCTGAAGACATGTCCGAAGCCTCGTAAGGCACAATTAAATCTTCTGGTGCTATAAATTTAGATATTGCTTTGTTTGTAACCAAATCAAAATAAATTTTCTTAAAGGCAGAACCAGCAAGTGGTAAATAAAACAACAACATGTCTAGCTCTGGGTCGTATTCTTGCATTACATTCATGATGTAATAATTCATAAACTCTTGAACTCTCTCAGCTTGGCTTTCAGTTTCTATGGTTCTTGCACCAATTATTTCTGTCTTAACTGGACCTTTAGCTGGCAACATTTCCTTATAAGCCTGTGCTTGGAACTGGGTAACTGCTTCTGCTAGGATCGGATGAATTACGCCAGAAGAACCTTCAAATGGCTGTGATCTGGCTTCGTCAAATTTCATGCCTAGATACTGCAAACCTTCTGTGTAAGTTTTTTCCCATTCACTTCTTGATTGTTTGTCGCTTTCTACTGAACTTATTAAGTCAGAAGACAATTTGCTTAATTCACTTTCGTCTATAAAATCAACTAAATTAGAATCAAACGCCATGTCTGGCATGGGCTGTTCTTCTATCTCATTAGTTACAAGTACTTCTTCTTCGTTGACTAAAATTTGTGCAGCATCGTTAATTTGTTCTTGACGAGACTGTTCTGGTATTACTTCTATTGACCTATTTTGATCAATAATGTCAGGGTCGTTTTCTGTTCCTAATGCTTTGTCTATTGCCATAATTTTTTAGTGTAGCACTCTAGGTCGCATTTCGTCACCCAAAGAAAATAAATCTGTTAGCTCGCCTTCTAAAATCAAACCTTGTGATTCTGCTATTAGCTCTGCTTGTTGTTCATCTTCAGCATGGATGTCAGGACCTTCATACTCTTTTGTGTCGTGTACAAATCTTGTTATAAATATCTTCATCAATAATACACCGTTCTGTCTTTAGATAAAAATTTCACTTCGTCTTGATAGTCTTCTTTTAAAGATAAAAAACCACCTTGTCTAAATCGCATCAAAGCCATAGTAGCAGAGTCACAATAGTCATCATGATCTCCAAATGGAAATGATGCCATTTCTTCTCGCACTTCATCTGCATAATCTTCGTCTGGTGCCCAAACCATTCCAGATTCAAAAATAGGAGCTACGCTGTTCATTCTGGCTATTTTGTCTTGTCCTCTGCTTGGTGAGTAAGCAGTAACAGGTATGCCCATGCGTCTTAATTCTTGCGTTAATGGTGTTCCAGATGCTTTTGCTTCTATTAGCACACAGTCTGGCTCCCAATACTTATATTCATCAAAAGCAATTTTCTTTAACTCAGGAAAATCCACTCTAAATCTTTTTGCATCTAACAGAATAATTTGCTCTACGTTATCACGGTCAGTAAATATAGCCCAAGTTGTTATGGCTGAATAATCTGCTGTTTCTTTCTTAGAAAAAGCCGTGTCATAGCTTTGTATAACGTAACTGTAGTCAGGTATGTCTTCACCTTCCCATTTTTGCCACCACTCACGCTTAACAATAGAACCTTCTTCAGAAGTAGGGTTTTGCATCCACTGTGCGTTCCATTTAGAAACAGGTAAGGAGGCTTTTACTGACAAAAGTTCTTCTTTTTTCCAATACTCACCCCATAATGGTTTACCAGACTCTGGCATAATTGCTGGAAATTCAATAACTTCCCATTGGTCTGCGTTGTCGTCTCCTTGTTTTTTTATTACTTTACCAACCAAATCTTTGGTGCTCCAACGTGTCATTACTATAACAATAGTGCCTCCTGGTTGTAGTCTTTGTCTGGGGCCTGACGTGTACCACTCGTAAGCCGATTCTAATGATTTAGGAGATAAAGCGTCTTGCTCTGAATGTGGGTCATCAATAATTAATAAATCTGCACCACGACCTGTAATAGCACCACCAACACCAGCAGCAAAGAACTCGCCTTCCATGTTGCTTGTCCAACGTCCAGCAGATTTGTTGTCTGCTTGTAATTTTATTTCTGGAAAAATAAGTCTAAAGTCTTCACTGTCTATCAAGTTTCTTACTTTACGTCCAAATCGAACTGCTAATTCTGCGGTGTGAGTACATTGAATTATTTTCAAAGCACCGTTTAATCCCATCATCCATGCTGGAAAAAACGTAGATGCAAATTCAGACTTAGAGTGTCTTGGTGGCAAACACACTATCAGTCGCTTTAATTTGCCTTGAGCTATTCTGTTAAATTTGTCAGCTATTAGTCTGTGGTGTTTGCCTTCAATGAAAGTGTCACCCCACATGTGTTTAACAAATCCCATAAAATCTTTTTGGCAAACGTCTTGTTTGTCGAGTTGATCATAGCGACTTAATAAGGCTTCAGCCTCTGCTTTGTCTTGTTCTGAAAGAATATCAAAATCTTTAAGAGAAATATCACCCATAATTAAATCAGGTTAAGCGACTAGGTAGTGACATAGTAGCCACTTAACCCTAAACACATAAGTGTCTGTAGTCAGTATAGTCCATTTACCTGTCATGCTAAACCTCGTGCCATTCTTTTCCTTGAAATAACAAAGCCTCTGCTTCTCTTCTGCGTATCAAACCATCTAAAACTTCACCACCAGCTTTGTTCCACCGTTTTATTTGTTGTGGTATTTCGTTATATTTTTCTTCATTTAAGTCTTTTAATAACGTAGAACTTTGAAAGTTAGTGGGTCCTAAATTGTAAACCCAAGCACACAAAGAGTCATATTGGCTTTGGTTTAATTCTACATCTACCATGTCATTGACATAACCTTCGTATTCAATCATTTCTTCTTGTAGCATGTATTCTGCTTCTTCTTTTGTTATTTTATTGCCTTCTTTAACACCCTTGATATGACCATATCCTATAGTCCATACACCAGCTGGACACTTATAAGCCTCTAGCTCGCAACCTTCAAACTTTTTAATTAACGCTAATCCTTCTTGTGATATTTGCATGTTATTCTCCCCACGTTCCGTCTTCCAAGATTTTTCCTGTTTTAGTTCCGCCCCAATATTCAACTGCGTGTTTTTCT